GTGCTTCCCCAACTGCTTCCTGATCATGGCGATCGCGGTGTCGTTGAGCGGGATGCTGAAGGCCTTCCCGTTCTTCATCACCTGAGCCGAGAAGGTCGCCGTACGCCGCTGGAAGTCCAACTGATCCCAGCGTAGGCCGGTGATGTTGCCCCGGCGCAGCCCAGTCACCACTGCCAGGAGCGCCATATCCTTGAACGGCGCAGGCAGGGCGGCATGGAGCCGCACGAACTCTTCCCTGCTGATGTAGCGCAGACGCTCGAACTCGGGAAAGAGCGTGAACTTCGGGCTCACTCCCAACCACAGGTACACCCGAGCTGCTGCGTTGATCACCGTGCGCAGGAACTGCAACTTCCGGTTCAAGGTGGCAGGCTTCACCAGCGTCTTGCGCTTGGTCACCTTGAGTGCCGCTTCCTCGATGATCTCCGACACCACATCGGGCTCGATCTCATCGAGGTAGACCACGCCCGCCTTCGCGAACTGCTCGCTCCAGAACTTCTCATGGCGCTCGTCATCACGACGGCTACGCTTGTGGGTGTGTTCGCCCATCCACCGCTTCACCGTTTCGGCCCAGGTGCGCCGAGGCTTGTCGCCAAGCAGCGACACGCGCCACAGTCTGGCTCGCTCACGGTCGTGGAATTCTCGGGCCTGCATCTCGTTGCTCGTCTTGCATGAGCCACGATAGGTCTTGCCCTTGATCGTGATGCTGTACTGCCAGACGTTGCCTCTGAGGTTGATGGGCATCTCATCTCTCCTTGATGAAAATGCCCCCGTCAGAACCGCGCAATTAGCGTAGCACGGCGGTAGCTGCGGAGGCTAGTGTTGGGTAGGTGCCGGTTACGAGAATCCGGCGTCGGTGCCGCCCGGTGACCCGGGCCTTCACCCCCTGCACAGAGGTGCCGACCGATCGAGCAATCTCAGGCGTCTTCGCGGACGATGTTGTCCTGGTGCTGCACAGCCTGGGTGTAGGACGCGCCACTGCTCGAAGGCACCACCACCGTGTGGTTGCGCTGCACCGACTCGCGCACAGCGTTGGGCTTGAACACCATCGCCATTGCAGACTGCCATGCGTAGGCCACAGCCTGATGCTTGTCGGCGTCGTACACGGCCTTCTTGCCGTCCTCGACAGCCTTCTTCATGGATTCGACCTCTTTGGTCAGGCTGGCGATCCGCCCATCCTTCTCATGGATCGCATCCAAGGCATCCGTCAGTTGCCTTTTCAGTCCGCCCGCGTGCTCACGCAGTTGGTCGCGCTCGGCCAGCGTCTTCTTCAGGTTGTCCTTCAGCTCCTTGATGCCGTCGAGGGCGTCGAGATTGAACGTCTTCGACGCCACCAGGGCATCGACCATCTCGAGCAGGTCGTTGTCGGTTGGGTTGCTCATTGAATTACCTCGTACCAGTCCTCAGCCAACAGGTCGCTCTGGCTTGCCACCCAGGGCACCAGATCGCCATTGGCCGCGTGCATGTAAATGTAGGGACGGCTCATCTTGCTGTGGTCATCAGGTCGTTGGATCTGAATCCACATGCCCTTACCGTTCCATCCGTGACGGGCGACTCGCTCTCCCCGACGCAGGGTGTCCAGCGCCAGGGAGAAATCGATGCACCCCGAGACAGGGTCGTATCTCATAGGCCGGTCACCCACACGAATGCGTTGTAGGCGATGCCCAGGAAGACGCCCAGTACCGCCCACAGCAGGGCGATCATGGCGATACCCGCCATGCCACCGGCCAGGGCCACAGCGACGTCACTCAGCAACGGCTTCATGCGCCTTCTCCCCGGCAAAAAGCTCGTCTTGGTCCGGATCACGGACGGCCTCGACCTTGACCCCTTGCGTAACCAATTCGACCAGTTCTTCCTGTCGTGCAACTGAAGCCTCCATCATGGTGCGAGCAACGTGATTGATTGCCTGAGAACGATGGGATGCGCGTACCAGACGGCGCTCTCCCTTGTGGGTGGTAACGAGATAGATGCGGTAGGAACTCATTCGTAGTCTTTCGGGTTGGGTGGTTGTTGAATCATGGCTTTGATGGGCTCGAGCGAGACTTCACCGGCCAGTACGGCTTCGGCGTAGTTCGCCCAGCTTCGAGCTGCGATCACTCCGTACTCGTCCCTCCAGCGCAGGTAGACCTCCTTGCGCTTCTTGGCATTGAGTCGTGACTGCGTCACTGACTCCACCATCGAGACGAATCTGCGGCGTGCGTTGTACAACTCGAGTGCCCACGTCAGCTCCTGTTGGCGTTGCTCAGGCGGCATCCTGAGCTTGTCGAAGAACGATTGAACGGAGATCGGGCTTGAAGTAGGTGTCGGGCTTGAGGATCTTGCCGTCTTCCCTGCGGATCGCCTTGTAGCTGCCATCGTTCTGCCTCACGAACTTGCTCATGTTGCTTGCGTGAACCTCGTCCCACAGGGGCTGCGGATCGAGACCCATCGACTGCAACATCCCGATCGTCACGTACATCAGATCGATGCAGGCATCGGCCACCTCAGCGGCGGTGTCTGCGGTCTCGCTTGCGGTACGCATCCGATCGAGGGCGATGGTGAGCTCATCGAACTCCTCCTCCACCAGGCGGTAGTACAGGTTCACGGCTTCGATGCCGATCCCCTGTCCCGCCGCCTTGGCGAACTCAGCGCGATCAGTGAAGGGATTACCCACGCTTGCCCTCCATCTCGATCAGCAGATCGATGTAGTGGCGAGCCTTCTTCAGATCCTCGACACCGTTCTTGTTCTTCCAGCGGCAGAGGTACTTGATGGCGTTGCCCTCACAGAACCCCAAGCCATTGACCTGGATGAACTCGACCGGTTGGATTCGCATGTTCTTGTAGTGCGAACCGCCGACCTGAACCTCGAGCGGGTTTGCCCGACCGATCTCGGGGAAACCGATTGGTGTGGTGATGCTCATGTGCGTGCTTCTTCCTTGGCGATCTTCTTGACGCTGGCCTCGTACTGGTAGCGCAGGAAGTTATCCAGATCGACCTTGCTGAAACGCCAGCTTCGACCGATCTTCCCGGCAGGGATGCGACCGTTGCGTGCGAGATAGCGCAACGTATGGGTGCTGACCGAGAGGTACTCGGCAGCTTGGTTGATGGACATGATCATGTTTGCTTTTCCTTCTGGAATTGGGGGCAGAACTGGGCCACTTCGCAGTAGCCCTCGCAGCGACGAGAGAGACCCTTGCGCTCCTGGATGACGTACCCGGGCTTGACCTCACCTAGTTCCTCTGGCGTGTCGGCCACCTTGGATGCACGAACCCCACCCTCCTTGATGAGGGCGAACTTCGTACCGGTGTACCAACGCTCCTGCTCCGTGCAGGCGGGAACCTTCCCGGCTTCGGCGTCTTGATGCAGCATCACCCGTTCGCGCATGTAGACCTGGCACTCATGCGAAGTCCACAGCGGAACGGAGATGACTGCGATCGGCTGCTGCGGGTACGTGGGATCACGCTCCGCTTCAGCCTTGCGCCAGTCACGGTAGATGGCAATGACCTCCAGCCTCTCCACTTCGTAGCCGTTGTGCCGAGCCAGTTCGGCCAAGCAGTTGAGCTGTCGCTCCCAGGCTACGTCGCCCTCCGACTTGTAGGTCGAGCAGACCTTCCAATCCTGAAGGCACTTGTCGTCCAGGTGCAGTCGATCGAACTGACCTGAGACAGACCAGCCGTTGATGTCCATGTACAGGCGCTGCTCCACCATAGCGGTGGTCTGCGCCCGTTCCAGCACTGCGTGTACTGCCTGACCCATCAGCGCCCATACCCGCTGCGACACGTCCTCGACCACGAACTCCTTGTACTTGGCGTACAGGACTCGCTTCTGAGGCGCATCGATCAGCTTGGTGACGGAGATGTCTCCGCCACTCTGGTACGGGTCGTTTGCTACCGCTGCCACGAAGGCGTCTGGCAAGCCTTTCAGATTGGAGAGGTACATCTCAGTCCTCCGCTTCTTCCAGTTCCATCGCACGCTGCTTGCGAGACCAGGCGGCTTCCTTCTGGTAGTAGCCCTCCAGTTCCCACATGCGGTCGATGGCGTCTTGCTTGGCGATCTGCTTTCCCTTGTCCGCGTCGAAGAACGACGGGGAGATGCAGGCCGACTTGCCGACCATCAGGAATCCGTTGTGCAGCTCGAGCACACACACCGTCAGGGTGGTGCCCTCGGGCTGGTAGTAGGACTCCCGCTTGATCTTGGCCTTGAGCATGTCTTCGGTGACTGTGACGATCTCGCTCATGGTCAGAAGTCCACGTTGACACGATCGTTGGAGGAGCCGCCGCTCATGCGGTCGGTCTGCGGCTTGAGCGTCCCCGCCAGGAACTCCGTACCGGACTTGCCCTTGCGTTGCCACAAGGCCACTTCGTACTTGCTGCCATCGGGGAAGGTGACGACACCGGTCTTCTGCGGAGCCTTCGGGTGGGTAGCCCGGTTGTTGTCGAAGACGACGATCTCGATCTGGTTGTTGTAGGTGGCGGACATTTGCGATTCCTATTCCTTAGAGTTGCTTCAGTTGGTGGTTGCTGCCTGATCGTGGGTTGCGATGATTTCTTTCAGTCGCGCCACTACACCGTCGAACTCCCCGGCAGGCAGGAGATCGATCGTTGCGATCGAATACTTCTTGCAGATCGATGCAAGAGGCACGTTCGCTGTGTCAGAGAAAGCCTTGAGGTCGTCAACCTGAGCGGCAGTGATCGTCGGTCCCGGTGCAGGGGCCTTGGTCACGCGCTCAGGAACCGGCTTTGGGGCGGGAGCTGCGGCCTTGGGCGCAGGCGCAGGAGCAGGTGCTGCCTTCGGTGCAACGACGTGCGTCGAAGCGTCGGCATCGTTGTCACCCTCGGTCGGGATGCAGAAGGCTTGGAAACAAGCGTACTTGTAGGCGGCACTCATTGCCTTGTTGCACGACTTGTCGCCTGAGTCCATCGCCTCACCAACCGTAACTACGGTGTGCTTGGATCCGTCCTCGGCAGACACGAAGTCGAACTCCACGGTCAGCGTCGTGTAGAACAGCGCGTTGCCACGGGCGTTCTGACGCTCGACCACTTCCCGCTGCGTGACTCGAGGCAGCACACACAGCTTGTGCTTCGACAGCAGAGGGGAGAGAGCACCGTAGACATCATCGATGCCACGGAAGGCGTAGCCCTGCGACTCGTTCTTCCGATCCTTCGAGATGCCCTCCTTGGACATCTCATGTGTCACCGCCGCGATGGCGGCGTACACCTTCGGCGCACTTGATGCGCCAGCGTCTTTCGTCATAAGTTCAGCTCCTTGTTTCGACGATCCACGCAATGTTGCGTAGTGGTGAAGACTGTACGGTTCTTTATAAATCCCAGTGAAATGCAGGGTCTTTCGAACGGTTGTGAGAGATCAACGACAACTTCGGAGACACTTGTTTCACCCCTTAAGCACTCACGACAGCGGCGGGATATTCCGTACCGTTTTGGGGCGCGTCAATAGGGAAATGCGTACATGTGATCTACCAGTCGCATGGACAAAATGAAGACCCTTTGTACTCAACAAACAACTACGCGCAGAGATGGAGAGCTTTAGCGACTACGGCATAGATGTCGGGCCGCATCGGGGCGAAGAGGTGAAGACCACCTGCCCACAGTGCAGTCCCACTCGGAAGAAGAAGAACTACCCCTGCCTGAACGTGAACACCATCAAGGGGTGCTGGCACTGCTGGCACTGCGGATGGAGCGGGTTCATCAAGGGTGGCGAACGAACCCAACCAACATTCACAAGGAGCGAGATGTACAACAAGCCCGAACAGGAGCAGCAGCTCCCGCTCAGTTCGAAGGCAATCGAATTCTTTGAGCAACGAGGCATCAGCGTGGAAACGCTGGAAGCCGAAGGCGTCTGCATGGAGAACGTGTGGATGCCCCAGGTGGAGCGCCACGTCACGGCGATCGCCTTCCCGTACTACAAGCACGGCGAGCTGGTGAACTTCAAGTACCGGGACAACGCCAAGAACTTCCGCCAGGTCTCTGGCTGCGAGAAGGTGTTCTACCGGTACGACCACATCTCCGTGCGCGAGACGATCATCGTGGAAGGGGAGATGGATGCGTTGACCGTGGCGCAATGCGGCATGGACAACGTGGTGTCTGTGCCCGATGGCGCACCCGCACCTACCGCCAAGACGTTCGACCACAAGTTCGAGTTCCTCAACGACGAGAACCTGGATCAGGTCGAGCGATTCATCATCGCCGTAGACAGCGACGAGCCAGGACGCAAGCTCGAGGAAGAGCTGAGCCGACGCCTGGGCAAGGAGCGTTGCTCCCGTGTCATGTGGCCGGATGGCTGCAAGGACGCCAACGAGACCCTGCTCAAGCACGGCGCAGATGCGGTGCGGCAGGCGATCCTCGATGCTCAGCCGTACCCGATCGAGGGCGTGCTGACGGTGGACGACTTCTCTCAGGAGATGGAGTCGATCTACTCCGAGGGGATGCCCGAGGGTGCGGACACCGGGTGGCGTGGACTCAAC